GAGGTAACCATGAAGACAGGATAACCAGAGCGGTATCATTTTCTGGAATAATGTCTGGTACATTCAGTATGGATGATCTACAAGAGCATAATTGGAATGATGAGGTCAACGAATACCTATATGCAATAGAGATAGATGGTATTAAATACTGTCATGTATGCCCATCTCCAATAATGGGTAGGCCATTATCCTCTGTAACACTTGCAAGGGCTATTATCAAACAAGAACACTGCTCTTACACTGTAGGACATGTACATACTAGAGATTTCCATGAAGAGAGAGGGATACAAGCATCAGTAGTAGGATGTTATTTCGATAACATACATGAGTTTGCAGGGCCATCTAATGTTAATTATTGGAGAGGGATATTAGTAAAAGAAGAAGTATGTAATGGACGCTACGAACCACATTGGTATAGCTTGGATAGGATACGAAAAGAGTATGGTTGATTGGAATTTTATAATCTCAGCTTCAATGTATGTAATTTACATAATCTTTGTAGGAGTAATGGTACTATGAATTACGATAAATGGGCACATTTTAAGGATTTAGAAGAAGAGCGCAAGAAGACAAAAGGTAAATACGGACCTAGTTATACCTATACAAAGACAGAGTGGGATGAAATTACATCTGGAGAAGATTTAAAAGAGAAGGCTCCTATATACAGAGATCCACAAGCTAAAGATCCTGTGAATAACCCTTTACATTACAACAAGCATGGTGTAGAATGCATAAATGCTATCCAAGCAAGTATGACTGATGAAGAATTTAAAGGTTACTTGAAGGGTAATACGATAAAATATCTTTGGCGCTATAAATATAAAGAAAAGCCCAAAGAAGATTTACAAAAAGCACAGTGGTATTTATCTAAGCTAGAGGACCAGGTATAATGAGTTGGAAAAGTAATAGAAATCCCATGTTTCGCAGCCAATTTAGCGAGGACATTTTCATTGAAAAATACGCACATGATGGCTGTGAGACATGGGCTGAATTATGTAGTACATTAGTAAATGATGTATTAGGTAATAAAGTGAGTAAGGATATTCAAGATCAGTTGATTAAACATATGACTGATTTAAAGTTTATCCCTGGTGGTAGATATCTTTACTATGCAGGTAGAGATAATAAATTCTTCAACAATTGCTTTCTATTAAAAGCAGAAGAAGATTCTAGAGAAGATTGGGCTGAGTTATCTAAGAAGTCTGAGCTATGTCTGTCTTCTGGTGGGGGGATAGGAATTGATTATTCTATTTACCGGCCTCATGGAAAGCTATTACACGGTACAGGGGGAACAGCCTCTGGTCCTCTACCTAAAATGCAGATGATTAACGACCTTGGTAGATGTGTAATGCAAGGGGGATCACGTAGGTCAGCTATCTACGCTTCTCTTAATTGGCAGCATGACGATATACAGGACTTCCTTAAAATGAAGAACTGGTATGACATGCATGTACAAGGTACTGATAAGTCTATTGGGCAACTAAAAGAACATGACTTTAATTTTATTGCTCCTATGGACTATACTAATATTTCAGTTAACTACGATACTAATTGGGTAGAAGAGTTTTGGGAGGAAGGTAATGTTGGTGAGATCTTTAGGACGAATGTCCGACAAGCCCTATCAACGGGAGAACCAGGGTTTAGCTTTAATTTCTGGGATAAAGAAACGGAAACTCTCCGTAACGCCTGTACAGAGGTTACCAGTTCAGACGACTCTGATGTGTGCAACCTTGGCTCCATTAACATTGGCAGGATTGATTCCTTATCAGAGTTCAAAGAGATCGTGGAACTATCTACGATATTCCTGCTATGCGGAACGCTTGTTGCAAAACTACCCTACGAAAAGATACATAAGATTAGAGAAAAGAATAGGCGATTAGGTCTAGGGTTAATGGGAATACATGAATGGCTGATAAAAAAGGGTGATCCTTATGAAGTTACGCCAGAACTCCACAGATGGCTCTCAATCTATAAGAGTGTATCGAGCCTTATTAGTGAAACTTATGCTAATACATTCTCAATTAGCAAACCTTGCGCCAACAGAGCCATTGCACCAACAGGAAGCATTGGCATCCTCGCAGGAACTACTACGGGAATTGAACCTATGTTTGCAGCAGCTTATAAAAGACGCTACATGAAGAAATCTAGGTGGCATTATCAATACGTTGTATCTAGCATAGCTCAAGAGATGTCTAACGAATATGGAATAGATCCAGATTCATTAGATACTGCCTTAGATCTATCTAAAGATTATAAACGTAGGATCAAATTCCAAGCTGATATTCAAGACTACGTAGATATGAGTATTAGCTCTACTATAAACCTTCCAAAATGGGGAGATGAATTTAACAATGAAGACACGATAGAAGACTTTACTAAAACATTATCTAAATACTCTCATAGACTACGGGGGTTCACTTGCTACCCTGATAGTAGTCGTGGAGGACAACCTTTAGTTAAGGTAGAATATAAAGATGCTGTAGAAAAACTAGGTGAAGAGTTTGAGGAATCAATTGAAACTGAAGATATCTGTGATATCACAGGCAGAGGAGGTAATTGTGGAAGCTAATGAAAATGAGGCAGTTCTATCATCCATAAAACTAGTAATGGATTTTAATGGTAACTTAATAGTCGAGCAATCAAGAGTACCAATAGATGACCTAAGAAAAACTCTTAAACTGATATTCCCATCTTGGGATGATTTTGAAACCACTATCAATGCTTCAAGATGGGTAGATGACTATCTAACTGAAGTAGGTAGTATTATATTAAAGGAGTTTGGTGAAGATGAAAGTATTCATTTACAAGAACGGAATGTGCGACCCAAAAGCAAAACTAGGGTCAATAAAAAAGTTTGACAAGGCATCAGACGTTGATGGATTTTTAAAAACTCTATGCGCTTCTATGACGCCATTTGCTCATAGGCAATTTAGAGTATTCATCACTAACGATGAAATGGAACAGCACGAAATAGATCACTACGTATTAATGGGGGATAACTATGGGCTGGATTTACGATCAAATAATATCAAGGAAGTGGACACTCTTGAAATTGCATCTGAGTGCAACGATAAAATTAAAGCAATTCTGGACTCACGTAACAAACGTATTCAACTCACGAAAGAAAGTTTACATTAAAATGTGGAGATCTTACCCTATGAGGAAGGTAGCAAGATGCGTTTCAAGGCTAGATAATTGGCTATGGATCAAAATGTGGAGAAAACGACACGATTCAGGGTCTGAAAAAGAGACACTCTTCTAGGAGCCGTTTTAAGGCCCATAGAGAAATATCTCTTTTTAGGGGGTAGTTACCCTACCAGGATGTAGCGAGAAGGCTACTCCTGGGGCTTCCTAGAGGGTCGATTTTTGAGATTAAGCCTCAAAAAGCCCTCTTTCTGCCTTTCTACGTCGAACTAGACCTTTTAGCACTCTTCCACCAGCTAATCTCCATTTTGGAAATTCTGCACTAGCTCCAGAGTAATCTTCTCTGTTAATTTTTTGACGTAAAGTGGAAGATTTAAGTCGGCTACTACCAATATTATATGTAAGGGAGCTTATCGCACTAAACTGATTTTCAGTAAGTGGTACTGTTACTAATCTGGTAATAGCCGACTCAACGTGCCTCAGTTCTCTTTTTAAGAGATTTTCTGCCTCACCCTTCGACACGGGCTTATGATCCATCGTAAGACGATTTCCTTCCTCATCCCAAATAGATCCAAAACCTATCGTAGGTATACCAATGGGATCTTTATAAACACTAGAAGAGAATCCTTCAAAGTGTTTAATAATTGCTATACCCTCTTCATTAGTCTTCACAATCTTCCTTCACGCCTACGGATCTCTCGACCCCCAAACCAAAAACTCAGGATAGCAGCAAACAAACTGGTTATATCCTGATCCCACACTATCGACAGGGCGTCAGTAGCAGCAACTCCCTTACTCAATAGTGCATAATACGCACTTATCTCAACAGTTATAAAAAGTAGCATAAATAAATATGTGATGGTAGGTCTAACGGTAGATGAATACGTAACTGACCAAGTAGATGCTTTACTCATTATCGCGGTATCATGGGTGTGGACAGCTTTAAATTCCTCAGTATCTGCTTCTATATGAGTTTTACGTATTCCTAGCTCTCCTAGCTTAATCTGCTGTTCAAGCTGTTTATCCATAAGAGCTAGTTCATGTTTCTTATCTTGCTTATCCTGGAAGAAGTCTAGGATCTTAGGAACAAAAGACGTAGAGAATCCAAGAAGGGATGAGAATAAAGTTAGCATTTGTTATCCTACAGGAGGGTGTCTACCGTTATGCATTTTAATAGTATCTTTAACCAATACAGATAGATGCTCTATTTGAGTTTCTATACGAGCATGAGAACGTGCATGATCATCTAGAACCTTGGGGCTATTGATTCCAGCTATAACGCTTATTTGATGATGGAGTACGGCAGATTTAGAATCTATATCATCTACACGAGTATTAATATCAGTTAACTCTTGCATAATCTTTTGTAGATCCTGCATAGTTCTTATCAACTTACTTTTTACAACTTGAAAAGATCCTGCTATGGTTGCCACCAATAGACCAAACTGTACTAATTCTCTTGCACCAATTTCCATACTACATAGCTACGACAAGTAACCCAATTGCAAAAGCTACAAAGATACAAGTCCAAATCCAAAACTTCTTAGACAATTCTTTATCAAACATATCCATAATTAACTCCTTATATTAGTTTCTAGAACTATAAACCAAAATTCCCCCAAATCTTTTATAGATTTAATTACCTTACTAGACCTATCTTTTGAATCTAAGTAAGAGTATTCCAACTCTCCTAATGGCACAGCTACTGGGAATGGGAGCTTTCTACAATTATTACGCTTAATCTCAAAATTAAGTACCTTAGTAGCATCCTGGTCGCTTACTTTATCCGCCTCTGCTACATTTAATATAGCTTCTTTAGACTTGCAAGCTGAGTATATAGTAGCAAATTTCATAGCATTGTTTTCAACAACGCTAGTAGCACATCCTACTAGGAAAGTCAAGAGGAAAAGAGAATACCTCATCTAAATTTTAGGAGTAGGGTTACGCTTTGGGTGTACAGCCCTTCTCCACTTCCATACAAGAAATGTAATAGATAGGGTTAAGAAGGTTATAGACAATCCTGTCTCTAACCATCCTAGCCAAGTAGCTGCCAAAGTACTAATACCAGGAGCTATAGCTACAAGTGTATCTTTCATTTAAATTACCCTGGTTTTGGATTATCTGATTTGACTTTGGCGATATGGTCTTTCCAAGTCGTCGTGTCATCAACTAAGTCATGGTACTGCATGTCAAGTTGGTCCGCTATATCACCATAGGCTGCTCGTCTTGCGGCGTCCCAAGCCGGAGCGGCCATGGTTTTAGTAATGGTTACGGTGTCTGCACCGGCATCAAAAACGGGATCGCTTGTTTCCACAACCGTCGAACCGGAGCCGGTTGTGGCTTCAGTTATCTCGAGTATTTTGTAATGAACCGCTGGTGAATCCTCGTCATATTGAGGCGGGTTTTCGTAGCCAACAACAGAGTTGAAAACTACATCACCATTCGGCAACTCTACCTTATCCAGTCGATGAATGACTGAAGACACAGTCGAATTAATTACGTCAACAACTGCATACATTTTTACCTCCTAAAAAGTCCAGGTTAAATCTTTTACGATAGGATTGTTGGCGTCCCATCGACTCATCACCATCCGCAATTCCTGATTCACTGTCTGTGACCAAGTATGTACCAAGGCACCATCTAAATACGATTTTAGTTGAGTGCCAATACGCTCCATCTTCAGTATGTCGTCATTTGTGTGAGTGTCAGATGTTTGCTCCGCGTTGCCATAATATAGCGCCGTGCGAGCGTTGTCGCCGTCGATGAAATATGAATTAGTCATCGCTGCCATATTGCCAGTTTCAGCCGTCTGACTGAATGTTGCATTTTCAGCAACATCATATACGCCAAAGACAAGCCTCTTATAATCTGACCTAGTGGTTCCAGCGGCCTGGAATTGAAAGCTGAAATCTCCAGGAAATGTGTCGTTGGATCTTATCGCTGGGCCAGTTGCATCATTGATCGTAATATTTGCGCCTGAGAAAGTGAAATCAGACGTTGCACCGACCCACTCACCAGCAGATGACAGCTTAACCGTAAGCAATCCTGCCCCAAAAAATATTGGCTGTAAGCTCATCTTATTGCAGTGCCACCACATGGAGGTGCTTGAACGAATTAACTACAGCCGAATACATCATAAAGTCGTGACCATTAGTTGTAGTTAAGCTATCTCCAGTTACAATCGTGTAACCACTTGTCGTCAATGTCCCGGCACTGGAATCATTGGTATACTGCACAACGATTGTACTAGTAGTAGTTTGTGGTGCTAAGGTATGAGCGCCATTGTTCACACCCTTTTGAAAATTACCATTGGCATAGTCCAACGTTTCAGTACCGGTAGTGTTAGTGCCAAGATCGTGATCAGTACCAGCAAAACCAGAGGTAAGAACGGGAGTAATTATTCCAGACGTTACTTTTGTGGTTGCCATTTAAAGCTTCTCCCTCTCGACAGCGATTGCAGCATCTTCGTCAATCACAACCTGATCTTCCGTACCGAGAGCAATTAAGTTTTCTCGTATCCTGCGTGGGACAGTTTCAAGACGCTCTATTTCCGCTTTTGCCGCACGGGGAATCGCATCAGCTTCCCAAGCTGCCTCAACCGCATCTTGCTCTGTCTCTTCATCTGACGTAAATGCTACAGTTGTTACAGCATTATCCAGACCAACAACCACTGAATGTCTAGCCATGATTAAGTCCTGCTCCTGCGATATTGGAGGATCGTGCCAGAACTAATGTTTCCGGTATTAGCAAAAAATCTGGCACAGGTGTTTGCCTCTGCGGTGGTATAATTGCCAACAGCATAATTCGCTGTAGGTGCTCCGCTGCTGTTATCTCCAAACCCGGCGTGAGCCATGACGGTTGTTTTGTATGTAGCACTAGCGGGGTTACTTAATAAGATTTCAGCCCCCCACAAATTCTCGTTAGTGCCATTGCCGATGCCAGCCGAGGCTCCCACAATCCTAATTTCCCCTGTTGCTGAACTAGAGACTGCAGCAGCAGAGTTTCTTACCACACCAAGGTATCCTGAAGTCCGGTATGTAGGTCCAGCAACACCAACACGCATGTCGAAGTATTTATTATCAGCCGCCATAATCATATAATCGACCATGTATTTGTAGTCGTAGCCACTCTCCATGTTAACAAAGTCTAGGGTCGCAGAGTTACTAGCTGTCGCCGTTGACACATACGACCAGCCGCCACCGGCAGCGGCCCAAGTCAGCCCTCCAGCATCACCACTTTGCTTACTAAGGAATTGACCATTGGAGCCGGAATTACTGATGTGAAG